ACACTGTTCAGTACAGGCTTTACGGTGGGAGCATGGTGTCTATCTGGCCCTTTATGATAACGATCCTGAACTACAACGCTTGCTAGGTTGGCAGGTTTATAACCGTGGTTTTGGTCGTTGTCCTGATGGTGATGTGTTCTATAAAACCGTCGGGAGCCGTATGAGTGGAGACATGAATACAGCTCTCGGTAACGTACTATTGATGTGCGCAATGATGTACTCATACCTCGATAACAAGAGGATCAAATATGAGTTCGTCAATGACGGTGATGATTGTATCCTAATTGTTGAGCAATCTGACTTAGAGAAGTTGGATGACCTCGGTGATTGGTTTTGCAATCTCGGGTATGTTATGGAAAAGACAGACCCGGTGTATATATTGGAGCACATAGACTTTTGTCAATCCTCACCCGTTTTCGACGGTGTGAGCTACAGAATGGTGAGAGACCCTCGAGTTACTCTAGCTAAAGATTTGATTAGTTTTCGACCGATCAAGTCTGAGGGTCAGTGGAAAGCTGTTCGAAAAGCAATCGCAGAATGCGGTTTATCCTTAGCAGGTGATCTACCTGTTTTAGGAGCGTTCTATCGGATGTTACTCAGAGATACGGGTGACGTAAAGAAAGACTGGGGGAATTCTCTTCCAGGAATGTACTTTATGTCACTTGGTATGGATAATGCTAATGGTGAAATACATCCACTAAGCAGAGTATCATTCTTTAGAGCGTTCGGGATTGAACCGAGTGAGCAACTGTCGCTTGAACACTTGTATGACAATGTCGTTCCCAGCTTTGACAAGTTGAGGATGAGCAGACCACTGGAATCATTTACTGGTTTAGTAGAGGCGGAAGTCCTGTTGGGAGCAGGCACCCACTCGGTCTAGTGGGTAGGGGGTCAGAGCTCAGGGTCTTGTCAACCCAACCCAAAGTTGTTGTGTACCAGCACGTAAAATTTTCAACGCTAATCAAAATGCCAAGAGACTGCACGGGTCTCATGAGCTCTGATGAACAGTCCCGTTTATGTTGGCGGTATCCCCTAAACAACATGTTAGTTCCTTATGGACTAAATCATGAACAGGATGAACACCTCATCCGAAAAGAACAAAGCTTGAACCGACTCGTTAGAGATCGTAAGATCTCGAAGCGTGAGGCCAAGCAAAGACTCATTCAATCTCTAGCCGATAGACAAGATGAACATCGAGGCGTCAGGACGAACCCTGACGATGACTCCAGTTCCTCTTTCACTTCCGGTCTGAGACGAGCCGCGCGTAAGAAAACCTTACCCAACACCTACCTACTCACTCTTCTTGATCCGGAGCTGCACATGTGTGCAATTCCAGACACCTTCTCTCTGTTTCCACGGACTGTAGAAAGAATCAAAACTCAATTCACTGCTTCACCTGACAATCTCGGGAATTTCGGTATGGCTATCACAGCTGGCCGGAACTCCATTAGGTTGACAAGTGGAACAATCTCCTATAACGGAATCGAAGCTGGTTACGGCACCCCTGTTGTCGGAATTGTATCACCTTATAAGTGGTCCACTTTCGATGGTGAGGCTGGCGGATCAGCTGTCGCCTGTCGTTTAGTTGCCAATAAGGTGATTATTTCCTACGAAGGACCACTTACTGACAGTTCTGGACGAATCGCCGTCTGTCAATACCCTATCGTATCAAATACTCCAGCTTATGGCTTTGATTATAACTCAGTGGCATCATATGATTATTCTTACTCCGGTCCAATTTCAGAAGGAGCTGCACAAATTTCTCTTCCAGGTTCCTCAGAAGGAGCACTCGAATGGAGGAGCACCAACACTACTTTTCCAGAGTACGTTGCTGGGGTTACTGCAGTTGCAGTTGCCGGATTAACAGGAGGTGTTTCAGGAGCTGTCGGAGCCACGCGTCTAAACATCAAGATTTATTCAGTCTATGAATTCAACTCAGTCGACCCTATCTTAACGGGCGGCACCCAACTATATTCTCCACCTGCAGTCCTTGCGGAAGCAGCACATTTTAAGATGAGACATCTCCACCAACAACACGAGACTAACGGTAAAGCCGCGTCGTTTTCACGACTTGCTGAACGTCTCGCTAGGAAGTACGCTCACTATACATGGGGACAAAGGCAGTGGATGTGGAACGCCACTAGAGAGTATGGTCCCAAAATTGCAGAATTTGCAGCTGTCAACATAGCTGCAGGTATGTAATTCCTCTCCCCAAGAGGACGTTAGACGATGACGTAACTACTCGTTCACAAACTCAACCATCCTTGTTACCGAGCACGATTGTGTGTTCAACTACACTAAGGAGGTTTAAAACCTCCGGTGTCAACTATATGTAATATAATAAAAATCAGAAAACTCGACACTTGTAGTGGATTGGGGAATCCCGTTCTTCGGTGGTTCAGGTTGTGGAAGCTTAGTTAAAACATCACGACGGGTACCGTAGTACCACAAATCAACGATATTTCAAAATATTAAATTTGGGCGAAATATCAGATCCACAAAACAAAACATTCTCCCTCCTAACAC